GACCGAAGGAATAGCTAATATAGCTAACCTTGGGGAAAATTTTGCTGGTGGTGTTAAAATACAAACTACTGATAACAGACAAACATATACTAATAAAGAAGCAGGATCAATACTAGGAAAAAATTATTCTTATATACCTATAGATATTAATAAAATACAATTTACAGATGTATCACCAACAGCTACCTTAAACGACTTAAATAAAAAAGAAGTAATACAATTTGATCCGATAACTAAACAATTTCATATTTATAGTAATGAAGGAACAATACAAACTGTAGAAGAAAGAAGTAGTCTTAATGCTCTTCCCGATGGAGAAGATAATAAAATTAATATTGATGTAAACACAAAATTTAGTGAATCCAAAGAACGGTTATTTGAAATGACAGATAATAATACAACGTTATATCGAGGCACTATTAAATTACAAAAACAATTACTTAATAGTTTAACAAAAGCTAATTTTATATGTAATGGAGATATTAATATATCTGCAAACAAGTTTATTTATATAACAATAGATTTAAATAATAAAAATACATTTGCTAAAAAAATACCTGGTTTTTGGTATATAACAAAAAACCTTACTACCCTAGCATCAGGTCAATATTCAAGTGCAATTGAATGTGTTAAATTAGATAAACCGAAATGAGCGCAATACCATCTAAAACCGGAGTACCAGATATTGTTAATAATAAATTAACAAACACTGTTGACTTCCATATTGCATCTACAAATTTTAATTCTATTTTAAAATCATATATTAACTTTTTAGCACTTAGTAAATATTATGACAGTTTAAAATATGAACCAGACCCTATAACAGCAGAAGCCACATTTTGGGAAGAACTAGCGAACTCAAATATTAATTTACAAACTTTTGCTAAAAACCCTAAAGCTACAAAATACTTATCTCGATTAGAGATAAACTTAAATGATGGAGAATTTTTAAAATTAAATGAAACCGGTGACCCGTTAATTTATGTAAACGCGGCAGGAAATTTAATAGCAGAAACAACTGGAGGGAGAGAAGTACCTTTAACTAAAGACGATTCAGAAAAAGTAAACAACCAGTTAGAGGAAATTAAAACATCGTTTGATATAGGGAATGAAGATTTAAATGGAGAATTCATCGCATGGTGGTTAGATAAATATCGTAAATGTCATAGTAAGGTCAAAGAAGTATTACAAGAAAAATTAAACATCGAAGATACAATATTACAAGAAGTATCTGAGAGTGTGGGTTTTATTTCTTATCAATATCTTACACCACAAGGAAGATATATGCATTACGCAGATGAAGACTCTGATCCAACTCCGTTTCCATTTAACAGTCTTGTAGATGATAAATTAGAATTAGATACTCGTAAAAATATTTTAGGTTTGAGTAGAAGAACAGAAGCTATTTTTAAACGAAATATACAACAAGTCATTTATACAACTGATAGAGGAGATACAGCACATAAAGAAAATTTAGTTACAGATCATTTTTACTATAAACGACTTAAAGAAAACCAACCTGAAATTAATGAAGTTATTGCAGTCACATTAGGTGGGTCATATAAATTATTAACATGGTTAACTACAAATAAAGTAAGTAATAAGCAGAAAATCGTACCAGGAGTTTTTGAGTTAGTAGTAGAAAATTCAAAAGAAGAAGTTGATTTGTTATTGAATAAAATTGAAACTCTTAAGAGACCATTTAATATGAGTATACTTAGTTAAGTTGGTCTGGTTCTTTTACTTCAGCGTCTACATTAATTACAGATTTATCATTTATAAGTTTTGCCATTATTTCTTCTCTACTCATAGTTAATGCATGATTTTGATCTGCGGTTTGTAATTCTTTTCTAGAATCAATATCCATCTTCTTTGAAGCAATTGTAGTATTGGATTTTTTATCTTGTATAACAATTTTGTTTAATGTTTCTATAGCTCCAGAAGATGCTTTTACTAATTCAGATAATGCAGATATGTTTTCTGCTTCTGGCATATGATGAACAACCTCTTTCATATTATCTATTAACTCTAGACTATCTTGAATTAATTTAGAAGATTTTTGTATAACAAAATTTTCAATATCCTCTTTATTTAACTCTGGATGGTCTCTTTCCGCGCGTTCTAGCATCTTACTATCTGCAGGAATTGATTTTAATTGCGAAATTAAATCATCTGGGTTAATATCATCCATAAAATTATTTACTTGAACGACACATAATTTATACTATACTAGGGGCATGAATTTACAAATTTCGCGCGATCTTGAAATTAAATTTGTTAAGACTCACCCAGATGCAAAGCTACCAGAGCGAGCGCACGACAGTGATTCAGGGTATGATATATATAGTGTTGAGGAAGTAGTAGTACCTGGAAGAGGGTCTGTTGTAGTGCCTGTAGGTTTAACTTTAGGTTATATAAGTAATGGATGGTGGTTTCGTGTTGAACCTAGAAGTGGTTTAGGATTTAAACATAACTTACAACCTCATTTAGGAATTATTGATAATGGGTATAGAGGAGACTTAGCAGTTAAATTATATAATTTTAGTGATACAAATGTAACTTTAAATAAAGGCATGAAAATAGCACAACTAGTTTTATATCCTCAAGTTGGTGCTAAGGTTAGTTTTATTGATGAAGTTACTGAAGCAGATAGGGGAGATGCTGGGTTTGGCTCTACAGATTATGTATCTGATATGGATACTGATAAAGTATCTGAACCTGAAGTTTTTAATATCAAAAAAGACATGTAATGGAAGTTTCTGATATTTGGTGCGAAAAATATAGACCTAGTACTTTAGATCAAATAGTACTAAACTCTAACACTCGTACGTATTTTGATAAAATACGAGAAGATCAAAATATACCTAATGTTTTATTTGTAGGTAGACCAGGAATTGGTAAAACATCTTTAGCGAAAATTATAGTTTCAGATATTCTTAATTGTCAGTATCTCTATATCAATGCATCAGATGAGAACGGAATAGATACAATACGTACAAAAGTATTAAACTTTGCGCAGACAAAGAGCCTCTTTGGGAGCATTAAGATTATAATACTTGACGAGTGTGATGGTTTGTCTATTGATGCACAAAAAGCACTCCGTAACTCTATAGAAGAATATCATGATTTAACTCGATTTATACTTACAGCTAATTACAAGCATAAAATTATTCCAGCTTTACAAAGTAGATGTCAAGTATTTGATCTTAATTATGATAAAAATGAATATATAGCTAAATTAATATCTATAGTTAAGACAGAAGATGTAAAAATTAATAAAGAACAATTTTCTGCTATTGCTAATAGTTGTTATCCAGATTTCCGCAAAGGTATTAATGCATTACAAAAATATAGCTTATCTGGCGGCAATGATAGTACTGTATTTAAATCAGCTGATTTTTTCGATGGTTTATTAGATCTTCTCCGTAAACAGAAATATACTGTAATACGAAAACATATAATTAGCCATGAACCAGTGTTTAATAATGATTATGATGAACTATTTAAACATTTGTTTGACTACATCTATGGAGTTAATATAGATAATGACAAAAAAAGAGACTGTCTTTTAACAGTCTCGAAATACTTTTATCAGAATAGTCAGTGTATAGATCAAGAGATCAACTTCTATTCTTGTATCTTAGAATTACGCGTTTAAGTACTTTGCAGTATTTAATTTATAATCTCCACCCGGAACCTTAGTTTGATGACCATCTACTGCTGCATCTTCAGCAACTTCAGGTTTTAATGTTTGAACATCTCTCTGATCATTAGTAGCATCTTTCTTTGTAGCTCTATGCTCATCCCAAGATTCAGCAAACTCTAAGAGTTCTAATGGAATTGTAAGATTATTTTGATAAAAACCAGGAGCAATTTCAACTGCAATATCAGCTAATTGAGATTGTGAATCTGTCGTTTCTGTCTCATATAATCCCTTTTTAATAGTAGAAAGCATAAGAGGTTTACCTTGTTCAGCTAACGTCTTAATTTCTTGAATATAATTCTGTCTAGGTTCATCTTGAGATTTATACCAATCAGAAGCTTCTAAATTAGCTTTCATCTTAACATAATCACCAGCAATTGGTCCAGATTTTACAAATCGCCCGATCTGCGCTTCAAATAATGTATCGAACTTACTCATTTAAATTATTTATTCTTTTAAGCATTTTAAAATTAAATAATTATACATGGCTCTTAAATTAGACATTCTAAAAGATGCAAAGAATAAAGATAAATATCGTAATTATTCTTATGCAGATTTACATTTAGATTTGAAATTAGATAGTTATCTATCAGATCAAACAGTAGGAGCTAGTAAAAACAATCAAGATTTAAAAATAAGTTACGATGAAGAGGCGATTTATAACTCAATAAGAAATATTTTTAATACTAAAAAAGGACAAAAAATTCTTAACCCTACATTTGGTTTAGATGTTGAACAATATCTATTTGAGAATATTTCAAAAGAAAACGGGGAATTAATAGGTACTACAATTTATGAAGAGTTAGCATTGTATGAGCCTCGTATTATTTGTGATAGTGTTAATGTTGTAGCTCGTCCGGAGCAAAACGAATATAAAATTACTATATCTATAACAATACCGTCATTAAATAATAAAAAAGGGACAGCTAGCGGAATATTAACTCCAACAGGATTTACGTATATATAAAATGGCAAATTTTACACAATTCGACTTACCGACAGATGCTTATGCAAGCTTTGATGCACAGAGCTTGAGAGATCTAATTATAGCTAGAATTAATAAAGACACTAATATTAATTTTACAGATCAAAACTTTGAAGGCAGCAATATCTCTGCCCTAATAGATATTATTTCGTACTCGTATCATACCCTCCTGTTCTATTTAAATCAAACTAGCTCTGAAAGTAATTTTAATGATGCAGAATTATATGAAAATATAAATCGTATAGTAAAATTAATTGACTATAAACCTGTAGGTAAACAATCAAGTGTTTTACCTATTAATATAAAAGGTACATCTGATTTATCAGCAGGTTATTACACTGTACCTAAATTTACATTTGCAAGTACTGGTGGTAAAACATTTACATTTACTGAAGATCTAACTTTTGAAAAACTAACTAGTGAAACTGAAACTATTACCGCCACAGGTAATCAATTACTATATGAAGGTACTGTAGAAGAGTATCCTACTATTAATCCT